CGCTTCCTGCAAAATTATCGCTCTATATGATGCACCAGAGAACTCATTCGGCGCAAATGCTGTCATGGAGGTCACGATCAACGAGCACCTCCTCGGCACAAATGTCGCTGGCATTTAAAGGAGGGTATGAAAAATGGCTATGAATAGAGCAGCCTTTGCTAAGATGCTTGAGCCTGGATTGAATACTCTTTTCGGTCTTGAGTATGATCAATACCCTGCGGAATACGCAACGGTATTTTCTGCTAACACCTCTCAAAAAGCTTACGAAGAAGATGTGCTTTTAGAAGGTTTTGGAAATGCTCCCGTTAAAAATGAAGGTTCGGCAATCTCTTATGATGCGGCTTCCCAGCAGTGGACGGCACGCTATCAACATGAGACAATTGCCCTTGCCTTCTCAATTACGGAAGAAGCCGAAGAAGACGGACAGTATGGCTCAATCGCCTCTCGCTACACTAAGGCCCTCGCACGTTCGATGGCTTCCACGAAAGAAATTAAGGCTGCGAATGTCCTTAATAACGCTTTCTCTGGTTCCGGTGTATTGGGCGGCGACGGCAAGACCCTGTGCGCGACTGACCACGTTACCCGCACGGGTAGCCAGTCAAACGCACTGGCGACTGCGGCTGACCTGTCCGAGACTTCACTTGAGCAAATGTTAATCCAGATTGCTGACATGAAAGATGAGCGTGGACTTCGCGTCGCCGCTCAGGGTCAGATGCTGGTTATCCCAACTGCCTACTCTTTCACGGCAGAACGGTTGCTTGAGTCTCAGCTTCGTACGGGAACTGCGGATAACGACATTAACGCGGTACGCGCTGGCGGCTACTTGCCAAAGGGCTATCACGTAATGCGTCGTCTGACGGATTCAGACGCATTCTTTATTGCGACTGATGTCCCTGATGGACTGAAGCATTTCCAACGCTCTCCTCTTAAAAAGGGCATGGAAGGTGACTTTGAGACTGGCAATGTTCGCTACAAAGTTCGCGAGCGTTACTCCTTCGGTTTCACCGATTGGCGTGGCGTTTTCGGAACTGGCGGCGCAGCCTAATAATTGTGGGGAGAGGTTTTCCTCTCCCCATTTTATCCTGACAGCTTCGGCTGACACACCCAAGACAGGAGATTGACATGGGTACTACAACTTTTAACGGCCCCGTACGATCAGAAAACGGTTTTCAACAAATTACTAAAAATGTTACGACTGGAACTGTAGCTCAAAAACAGTTTGAGCTTCAGACTGTTGCAACTTCTGGCATCAACAATGTTGTTGACACAAATGGCTTCTCAGGAACAGCCACTGCCGCTGGAGCAAACAATGCTAGTTTGGATACTGGCGCTACTATTTTCGGGATTGCCCCTAACGCTCACGGCTCTGGAATTCCTGATGCTTCCATTAACACTTTTGTGAATAAGGTTGGCGGCACTATTGTAACCTCAATTCTTATTGACCTTCAGGGCGGCTTTGATGGTTCTGCTTCTGCTGATAGGATTATTGGCAATGGAACCGATGCAAACTCTTACATTGCCGAGCTGACTAAAGAAGTTAATGGTATTCCTATTCTTCTTGAGTTTGGTTGCGTAGAAGTACCAACAGGCGGTGACCCAGACATTAACGTAGACATTTCTGCTACAGGAACTACTGCTTCTGGTGCTGCGGTTGCTTCTGGTACTCAGATGATGAACAACGGCGATCTTACTCTAGGTTACTATAACGCCGTAGATTCTGGTGCTGTTATGGCGGCTCTGACTAAAAAGTATGTGTACCTTGTACAAGGTACTGCAACAAACGCCGCTTATTTAGCAGGTAAGATTTGGATTCGTATTACTGGCATGAACGTCGATTATGCTAATGGCTAACGGTTTTAGGCAGGGGGGTTATTCTCCCTGCCTTTTACTCATGTAAAAGGACCCAAATATGGCTGACTTAACAAAGATAACAAAAATTATAGATAACCCAAGGGAGTGCGTGTTTGCATTCCAATATCAGTATGTTGACGGCGGAGACGAAAGTGCCGTCAATAAAATTGATGCCTCTGCTTTGGAGGCAAGTGCCAACGGCGACGTGTGCTCCGGCTTGAGAATTGCCGAGTGCTGGTGGGTTATATCGGCGATGACTGTCGAAGTACTTGCGGATGCCGACGTTGACATTATTGTCATGCACTTAACGGAAGACCAGTCCGGCTACCAAGACTTTTCTATGTTTGGAGGTCTTCCCACAACGTCATCCTACGGAGCAAACGGGACTGGCGATATTGACTTTACAACTACTGGCGCTGGCGCCGCCGGAGACTCTTACAACATTGTCATTAGGGCAATTAAGCAATACTAGGAGAGCTGAATGTCAACCTCTGGGACTGTAGGATTTAGGCCTGACGTTGAGCAAATAATAGCCGAGGCATACGAACGTTGCGGCATTGACGCTCAGTCTAGGACTGGCTATCAAGCCGTTTCTGCTCGACTGAGCTTGAATTTGTTATTTAGCGAGTGGGCAAATAGGGGCATAAATTACTGGACCGTCCAGAACAAAAGTTTTGTTTTGGTCAACGGGCAAACTACGCCATACGCCATGCCGGAGGGGACCATCGACTTAATTGATGTCGTTATCCGCGAAACCTCCGGCTCGACGACGACGGACACAGTCTTAAACCGGATAAGCATAGCAGACTACAACCAACTGCCAGAGAAAACCTCTCCGGGGAAGCCGAGCCAGTACATGCTGGACAAGCAATACACTCCGAATTTTTATCCGTGGCAAATACCGGACAGCGACAACTACAGCGTTGTCTTTTGGTCAATAAACCAACTTGAAGACGTGACCGAGTCTTATCAAGACGCCGACATTCCGTATCGTTGGTCCGACTGCATATGCGCCGGGCTGGCGAGCAAGTTGGCCTTAAAGTTTGCTCCAGACAGATATCAGATACTGGAGCAGGTATACGAAAAGTCTTTTGAGTTCGCCGCGTCCACTGACAACGACGGAGTGTCAATGCGGATAAGGCCCACCGCAATGAATTTACAATAATGGCAATGAAACGCGCAACCGGGAAAAAATCTAAGGCTATAAGTGACCAGTCTGGGTTTGAAATTCCTTACACGTCCCTGGTTACGCAGTGGGACGGGCTGCGCGTCGAACCTTCTGAGTTTGATCCTAAGCACCCGCAGCTAACGCCAGCTAAAAATGTTGTCGATGCGACTGCTCTTTTCAAGCCTCGCCCTGACAATGACCAGGAGCTTACAATATTTTCGGTTGGATATAGTTACGATCCTTTTGCAGACCCTAGATCAAGGCCTGGCTTTGGAATGAAGGGCAACGGCAACGTCGCCACCCTTGACTTCACAAGTTTTAAGTATGGCCCAGAGGCAACCGGCGTGGCTGGAACAGGTGCCACTGGAGCTGAAATTGTTGGAATTGAAGTCAATGGCGTATCAGGAAGTGGTGGCACGGGGGCTGTTGGTGTAGAGGCACTTGAAGTTTCTATTGCTGAAGCTGGCGTGGCTGGCACAGGCGCAGTCGGAACTGAAGTTCCAACAGTTTCTATTGCTGAAGCTGGCGTGGCTGGCACAGGCGCAGTCGGAACTGAAGACATAGACATTAGTGGCTGGGGATTAGGATCATGGGGCAGTGGTGTTTGGGGTGATGAACTTAAGATAGAGGTTTCTGGTTTGGCTGGAACCGGCGCAGTTGGAACTGAATCTGTTGAGACTGATACTGGTTGGGGCACTACAACTTGGGGTGAAGGCGCTTGGGGTGATTTTGAATGAACTATGTAACACTTGTTAGCAACATACAAAGTTTTATGGAGGACGACAGCACTGAGTTTGTCGCCGCAATTCCGACAATAATAACTCAGGCTGAAGAAATAATATTTCAGAGGCTGCCTAATCTTCCATGTTTTAGGTCTTTATCAACTGGGAATTTAGTTCAGGGCACTGTTGACTACACAATTGCCAACGCGAGGATGATTAGGCAGGTATCAATTACAGTGTCGGATATTGTGTCTTACTTAGACCACAGAGTTGATTCTTACTTGAGGGATTACTGGCCAAACTCTTCCACTCAGGGAACTCCGACGATGTACAGCACAAAAAATGCTACAACGTCAGGAATAATAATAACTTTGGCGCCAACGCCAATATCGGCCCTTGCGTTTCAAGTTGATTTTATTGCTCCAGAGACTGGTTTATCTTCTGGGAATGCAAATAGCTGGATTGGGGATAATGCAGATAACCTCTTGCTTTCTGCTTGCCTTTATGAAAGTTCTTCTTTCCTAAAGTCTCCAGAGACGCTAAACTTGTATAAGGCCCAGTTTGACGAATCTGCCCAACTTTTCCAGCAAGAGATGGCGCGGGACTACACCGCAGAATACAATGGAGGTATATAATGGCAATTTCACAGGCAATGTGCACTCAGTTTAAGCGCGACGTTATGCTGGGAGTTCACGATCTAGACACTAACACGGTTAAAATAGCACTTTACACAAGCTCCGCAAGTTTAGGGGCTGCGACAACCGCCTATACGACGAGTAATGAAGTCGCCAACGGAAATGGATACACGACTGGAGGCGTAACTTTAGCGAGCGCCTCCGTTGTTACCAACGGCACTAGCGGATGTTTCGACTCCGCCGATCCTAGCTGGACCTCCGCGACTTTTACGGCCAGGGGGGCACTAATATATAATGACAGTGCGAGCGGCAACGAAGCGATTGCTGTTCTGGACTTTGGTGGAGACTTCACGGTTGCGGGCGGAACTTTTCAAATTGTATTCCCTGCACAGACGGCATCGAACGCAATCGTTCGCATTGACTAAGGAATAAAAAAATGGCAAGCACATACGTAAATGCGTTACGTCTTGAGGAAATGGCCAACGGTGAAAACTCAGGCACTTGGGGCACAAAAACAAATGTAAACCTGGAGCTTATTGGGCAAGCACTAGGCTATGGAACTAGGGCAATTGCCAACGCTTCCACTGACAATATAACAATTGCGGACGGCACCGCCGACGCCGACAGGGCTATGTACCTGAAGCTGACGGGTGGCGGACAGGCGTGCACTGTCACCTTACTTCCTAACACAAGCTCTAAAATGTGGATTATGGCAAATACCACAAGTGCCGCCCTAACATTTACGCAGGGTTCTGGAGCAAATGTAATTATAGCCGCTGGACAAACAAAAATGATCTTTGCGGATGGCCTTGGCGCCGGCGCCGTGGTTTATGAACTTGGTGCCCTAACTGTTGGCGGAGACTTGACCTCCTCCGGGACGTTTAACCCTCTGGGCGACACGGCCTCCGGCGACGCAGCCGCAGTTGGATATACCGCTGCGGAGGGCCTTATCCTTACCGGGCAGGGCAGCACCAACGACGTTACTATTAAGAACGACGCCGACGCCGACGTTTTAGAAATCCCGACTGGCACCACAAACGTAACTGTTGTCGGGGACGTTACGGCGGGAGGAAATTTAGTTTCGACGGGCACTGTCGAACCGGCAGGGGACACCGCAGCCGGGGACAACGCAGCTATTGGATATACCGCCGCTGAGGGTCTTATTCTTACCGGGCAGGGGTCTACTAACGACGTAACCATTAAAAACGACGCCGACGCCGACGTTATTGAGATACCTACCGGAACGGTAAATGTAACAATGGCTGGCACTTTGGATGTTGTTGGGGTTGCAACGGCCACTACTTTTGAGCCTGACGGTGACACTGCTGCGGGTGATAACGCAGCTATTGGGTTTACCGCTGCGGAGGGACTTATCCTAACGGGGCAAGGCTCCACTAATGACGTGACCATTAAGAACGACGCTGACGCGGACGTTATTGAAATCCCCACGGGGACTACGGACGTTACTGTCGTCGGTAAAGTGACGGCTGGAAAAATTGTATTAGCAAGCACCGACACCGACACGTCGAACACGGGCAACGTAACCTTAGACTTTTCAGCTAACCAGAACTTCGTACTGACACTGACTGGCAACACTACCCTCGTAAACCCGACTACGGAATCTGTTGGGCAGTCCGGTATTATTACGCTTATCCAAGACGGCACGGGTTCTCGTACACTTAGCCTGGGCACGGACTATGAGACTGCGGCGGGGGCGGGCTTAACAATTAGTACTGCGGCCAATGCCGTGGACGTTATCCCGTATTTTGTTAAGGCTTCCGGCAGCATACAACTTGGTGCACCCCAACTGGCGTTCAGCTAATGGCAGTTAATAACCCATATTGGTTTAATCCTGGCGGTGGTGCTGGATATGTAATCGAAGATTCATGTCGGTTTAATGATAACGATAGTGCTTTCCTAAGTCGTACCTTTGGCTCTGCTGGGAATACACAAAAAGCGGGGTTCTCTTGGTGGCTAAAGCGAGGACAAATAACAGATTATGCATCACTTATGCATTCCGCAGGTGGTTATGAGTACATACGTTTTGAGCCTACTGAGAAGCTTTCTATAGTCCTTAACGGTGCGACATCATTAATTACTACTCAATTATTTCGTGACCCCACTGCCTGGACAAGCGTAGTTGTGTCCCTAGACTCCACCCAATCGACGGCATCTGATCGAGCAAAACTTTGGATTAATGGAGTTCGAGTGACTGCCTTCAGCACAGAAGGATATGTTGCCCAGAATACTGTTTTCACTGAGCTAAACAAAGCGATGGCACATTATTGGTTTAGACATAATACAGCCATTAGATACTTTGACGGCTACCAAGCAGAAACAGTGTTTATTGATGGCACAATCGAACCAGCCGACGTAGGCGAATTTGATTCCAACGGAAATTGGGTTCCCGTTGATGTTTCGGAATTAACATTTGGAACCAACGGTTTTCATTTAAACTACGCCATAGCCCCCGGCACAGGTAATGGTGCTGGAGAAGATGTCTCAGGTAACAACAATGACTTCACAGAAAGCGGCCTTGCTGCAAATGACCAAGTAACTGACTCGCCTACTGATGATGCTGATAATGATATTGGGAATTATTGTGTAGGTAATCCTGTATTTGGGCTGGCATCCGCTGTGTATGCCAACGGAAATTTAGATATTGATATGGATGACGATAGTGCTTGGGGAACAATCTACGCATCTAGTGGCAAATATTATTATGAAATGGATTTATTTGCTGGGGCTACAAACGGAGTAGTGCTAGGCATAGCAGAAGATACAGGCTTTAAACATGCTAAAGGCGGGTCATATGCTGGCTCTGGCGGACACGCAGATGATGCAGACGCATATGCTTTTTATGCTACGAGTGGCACAGCAAAGAAGGTTGACCAATCTGGAACAACAACAACTTACGGTGATGCTGTAACGATTGTTCAAAATACGATTCTTCAATGTGCCGTAGACTTTGATAATGGCTTGATCTGGTTTGGGTTCAACGATACTTGGATTGATGGTACTGGGGGTTCTGCAAGTAGCAGTACCGTCAAAACTGACATAGAGGCTGGCAATTCTACTTATGCAGCTTTTACAGGGATATCAGGAAGTTTTGCACCTTGGTTCTTCTGTGCAAATGCACTCGCAGTCCGATTGAACTTTGGTGCAAATGCTTTTGATCATACACCTCCAACTGGTTTTGTCCCCTGGAACACTGCCAACCTCCCTGCCCCTGCCGTGAAAGACCCAAGCGGCCATTACAACACGCACATTTATACTGGGAATGGTTCTGCACGGGACATAATTTTTGGGAATAATACGTCTATGGATCCTGATTTAGTTATTATTAAAAACAGAGATACTACAGATGAGTGGAAGGCTGTTGACAGTGTTAGAGGAGCAACTAAAGAGCTTAACTTAAACAGCACTAATGTAGAGAGTACTGATTCTAATGGCGTAGATGACTTGGGAGTCACGGATGGTTTTGGGTTAGGAAGCGGTGCTGGCGGTTACAATGATAACGCCGAAGATTTTGTATCTTATAATTGGAAAGCTAACGGATCAGGAAGTTCAAACACTGATGG